TAATATGGTTATCAGAGACAACTACTGTATTCCAAACAATGCCTAGAATTTGTGCCAGGAACATGACACTCCAAACTAGCGCGTCAATCGCTACCGTAGCAGCAGCCGCGAATTGCTTAAACTCGTCAGACCGCAGAGCGTCCTGGAGCATTTGGAATACTGGTTGCAATCTCATTTGGAGGTAGTTTAAGAACGTCGTCCATGCCTGACCAATGGTCATTGGCACTTTGGAGAACTTACTCTCTATATCCTCGGCAGCAGCAAAGATAGAGTTTTTAATCAACTCCGAGGTTATCTTGCCCTCGGCGGCCATTTTTCTAAGTTCCGCCCGGCTAATACCGGCGTACTTTTCAATGGCTTGTAGAATCATTGGCGAGTTCTCAGAGATAGACCGGAGTTCGTCCCCTTGCAGTCGCCCGCTAGCCATGGCCTGTGTGAGCTGGAGCATAGCGCTCTTTTGCTCCTCGGCACTAGCACCGGCAACTGTAAATGACTTGTTAACCAACTCCAAGAATCGGATAGACTCGTCGTTATTCTTGAACACGCCATTTGTTAGCATGTTTAGCTTGGCAACAGATGAAGCCATAGCAGTATACTCAGCTCGCGACCTTTGCGCGGTTCTGTAAATCTTTTCGTTGAGTTGAGCGGTCGTTTGCGAACCGTCATTTATGAGGTTTAACCTGGCCTGGATACTTGAGAAAGTATCGGAGGCCCCGAATAGCGCTCGTAGCGCTCTAGTGACCGCCTGTATTGCAAACAGGGCAATGACATAGCCTTTAAACTTGGCCCACATATTGGCGACTTTACCGCCAGCTGTCTGAGCGGAGTTACCCATCTCGATTTGTGCTGGTGCAATTCTTCGCGTGTTTTGGTTCATTCTCTCAGCAGTCCTAGCTACTCTCTCTTGCGTATTGGCCACCTTATTGAGCGTCCCAGTTATGCGGTCCGTAAGACTAATCGCTGTATTGATACCGGCCACTTACTCACCTCCTCTTTCTTTCGATGTCTTTTCTTTGTTCGTCCAGACTTTCACCGTAGATAACCAAAGAAGCCGCGAGGAATGCTTTTTCCTCACGGCTCATTGACACCCATCGACTAGGCAATACATGAAATTTATGGAGGGCAGCATGAGCTAGTCCGCTCTCACTGTCCTCTCTGATTAGTTTTTTGCCTCGTCCACCAAATCGTCAAAGTTATCTAGGCCACTAGCGTTAGAGATTGCCTCTAAGATTTTTAAGTGATCCGCGAAAGTGAACATTTCACCATAGAGGTCTTGTTCGCCACGAACACCATAAGACTCTTGTAACTCCGCATTTTGCAAGTCTGGCACGACAACGGACGCACTACATAGCAGGTTGTTGAATTTGGACATGTCGAGCACACGCTCTTGACGTCCTTTACGACCTGGCTTATTAACGTAGCACTTATCCTGGATAGCGTCGTACTCGCGACCGGAAATGATACGAAGCTCGATATGCTCGTCAAAGCTCTCTAGCTTCAGTTTGATGTTTTCGGTTTTCTTCTTGTTCTTCTTCAAGAACGACTTGATAGATGTCATGATTGATTATCTCCTTTTTCGGTTAGTCTAGGCTTGCTTAAATGTCTCTAAAATCTCGATATCGTTGAAGCTAAAGTCAGTCTCATCTTCTAGGACGTTGTTCTCACCAGACGCCTTGAATAACAAGGCTTTCTCGAAGATTACGCCTTTAAGGACACCGGAGTTTCTGCCAGCGTGAGAAGTGGGGTCCTCGTTGGCGTACTTGATAGATACCTCTGGAATTTTACCCTCTTTGACGTAGTTCGCGACGATATTGCGGATTGCTGGGTTTTGATAGTAGAACTTAACGCTCCCTGTACACTCTGCACCAACTACTTTTTTACTCGTCATACGTTGCCCCAATGGCATAACGTCGGTTGTCTTTAACTCAACCTTAGCTTCCATTTCGATAATCTCGGCGAATGGAATGTTCTTACCATCAACGGTAACGAACACTGTCCCTTCCTTGGAAGAGATAGTGTCGTTTTGATTCATTAAATTTGGCATAGTTTACCTCCTATTTTACTTCTACTGTCACGTAGAGTTTTTCCATGGCATCGGCTAACTTAACGCCAAGGGTTACCAGGATAGCCTCTTTTTGAGAGCCTTCCATAACCTTGATGTCGTCCGCGCTATAGGTTAAAGCACTTTGTGCCACGAGCGGGTCAAGCACTCGCACGATCAGGTGTTGCTTAAATAACTCGCGTCCGTCAATGTCGTTGACTACTTGACCGACGAAGTTCTCAACGAACACCGCTTGGATAGCCTCGCCGATAATGTCCATGGTCCGAACTAGCTTGTTCTTTTTGAAGTCGTCGTTCTGACCGTCAAGAGGCGTTACAAGCGTGTTGACGTCTTGAGCAATAAGCACTCGGCCGCGGAACATGCGGAATACAATGTTGCCTTTCTCGATTGCTTGAGCAATTTCTTGCGGTGTCTTGGCGTCGCAGTCGATAGCCCCGACATACTCGGCGTGCGTGAGGCTCTTTGAGCCGGCATTAGCGGATAAAGCAGCCACTCGGTAGATAGCCTCTTTAGAGGTCAATTTAGTACCGTCGGCAAGCGTTACGCCGTTATCCACTGAGATAATGCCCTCATTGTTAGCCTCGGCGTAGTTGTTGATAACCGCCACGATAGCGCGACCTTCATTACGCCACTCTTTGACTGCATCAACAAGTTTCTTCTTGTCGTCCGCTACGTCAGTGCCGTATGCTACCACACGAAAGTCTTGTTTGGATAACTCGCTAATAAACTTCTCGACTGATGTGTCAATCGTGCCGTCTACACCACCAGCAAGCTGAATTTGCTTAGGTGGTCCAGCTGGTGGCAAGTTACCTGAGAAAGTGACATAGTCGTTGGCTTTCGGATACTCACCTGTTTTGAGTGCTTGAGAGTCTACCTCGGTTTGATTTAGATAAGTCCGGACCGTAGATTCTGTTCCAACTGTTCCGGCGGTAACTTTAATGTTATTACCGTCAGCACCCTCTTTGACCGCGGTAACGGTAAACTCTCCGGAGGTCCCGGTCGCTTTAGAACCACCACTAACTGCCGGAACGTATACTAAAACTTTGTTAGCCACCGCTAGTGCTTCGGCAACTAGATTTGATTTAGCATTAGGACCGAAGAACTTAACTAAGTCCTCGCCTTGATGGATTGTGTGGAAGCCAGGCGCTGCTAAGGTTTGCCCTTGCAACATTAAGGCCGGAATACCCTCACCGGACACCAAGGCCTTTTGCTCCTTGCGAGCTTTAAAATTGACGTATGCGCCAGGCAGACGCTTATTCTGTGTTGTCCACGTCATTTATCATTACTCCTTTATTGTTTATTTGACCTTGAGCTTGCGCTCCAGGTTCTTAATTTGAGGGCTATCACCCTCTGCTTTAACTGCCACTGTACCAGCCAGAGCGTCCATTTTGGTTGTGTCTGATTTAGCCATGACGTGATGAATATCAATCGTAAAGCTAATCGTTAGCACCTCGTCGTTGTGCTCCATGTCCAGGTTGTGGATATGGTGCTTGCCTTGGAGATACTTCCACGCTCCAGAATAGAACTCTGCCATAACGCCTTCCATTTCCGCCCTCATATCCTCGCTCTCACGCGGATAGTAGGTAAGGAATAGGAATAGATGGGTTAGCATTTGGTCGCCCACCAGGCGTGTGTGAGTGGCTTTTTTTGCGTTGATAATAAAACAAGGTAACGATAAGCCTTGCTGAACCGGCTCATCGTATACCTCTGTGTCATTGAATCGCTCGCGCAGTTGAGCGATTAAGAGACTCTTTACGTTATCCAAGGTTCTTAAACAACTCCTCTGCTAATTTTTTTTCTATTTTTTGAAGATATCTCGGCATCTTCATCCTTATGTCGTCCTCGGTTAGCTTCATCATAAAGCGTCCCTCGACCCAAAATTTTGAGTTAATACGAGAACTCTTTTTGCCTTGCCCTTTCCGGGTTCGGTGTCCATCTTCAACAAAGCTGGCATAATCTACGCTATCGAACACCTCAATCACGTAATCGTCGCCTTTTCTTTGTATTTCACCAATTTTCCAACGATCTTTGAGCAGCCCAGTTTTTTCAGGCGTCTTTTCCTTTACTACTGTGAGAAAGTCCAAAGCAATCTCTTTTATAGCTTCTCGGATAAGTTCGTCCACAATTTCTTGCGCTCTATCCAATCGCTTCCCGAAGGCTTCGATTTCTGAATAATCATACCCATCTGGCACGCTCTATCACCACTTCCTGATGCGTAGGATAAACGAAAGGCTCATTTGTCGCGGTGTACTTGACGTCGCCAATCAATAGCTGACTTCCGGCTTTGATTTCGATATCTGGCTGGCAGAACAACTTCTCGATTACTTCGAGCTTGTTGGCCTCATCAATCGTCGTGTTGTTAAGCCTTTGGACAGATACGCGGCAAGGTATGTTGGCCTTGCCTTGTACTGGTCCAAATTTAGAGCCTGTGGCCCCGTTTGGCTTGCGATAAGACGTCTGCTCCATGACCGACAATAGTTTGTCATAGGTCCACTCGATAGCACCACGCGACTTAGATAGCACGTTGTTAATCTTAGCCATGGCTACCACCTCAAACGGCGAAACTCGTTCAGTTCACCTTCGAAATCTCCCATGAGAGTATTTAGTGCCTTGGTGGCCGCGTCGGTATCGAATGTAACGGACGTGTCGCCAACCTTGATTGTCTTGGCTTCACCGTCGAGTTGACCTAGCGCTTGCTTAAGCGCCAGGTCTGCCATACGTGCGATCGTATAGTCTAGCTCGTCCGGTATTTCCTCGATATTGCAGTAGTTGAGCACTCTCTGGACTAGTTCCTCTAGGATATAGTCCAAGTGCTCGCTCTCTGCCAAGTCAAGATTATTGTTCAGCCTCAACCGGCGCTTCGTTAGCAAGGCTAGGCTCGCCAATTTCTGCTGGAGCTTCTGCTTCAGTTTCTCGTTCATCTTGAACAACCTCCCAACCGCTATTCTCAAACGCGCTAACCATAACGTCGTTTGATAGCACTTGCTCTTGACCGTCCTTGGCTAAGAGCACTTGACCTGTTTCTAATTTAGCCATGCTAGTTACCTCCTAATTAAGGCTTCTTGTGTACGTAGATAGCTTTCTTCTTGCTATCCAAGACGAAAGCGTCATAGCGAACGCGACCCTCTACTAACTTACCGTTGATGCCTGGAGGGTTATCGTGAATCTTGTAGTCTTGGAGCTTAACTGGCGCAGTAGTTGCCACCGCGTGAGTTACGAAGAACTCTACCTTGTCTGGCAAGTAGCTTGTAGGAACTAGGACGATAGCAACACCGTCGATTTCCCCTACTTGGCCCTTAATCAAGGTTTCTTGTGCCAAGTCGCCGGACTTGATGAAAGCTGGGTCCAACTTGATATTCTTGTAGAATTGAGGACC